ATGTTTTTTATATAATATGATAAAATATAAATAGGTGGTAAAAAAATGAGTGAAATTTCAAATTATCCTGAAGTTGGTAGTTGGCCCGTTCAAATAGGTCGAGGTGGAGAATCAGGAAAATCTACAAAAAAAGAAAAACGTAGGATCAAGAGAAACTGGATGCGCAGAAAACGTGCGGTTTATCTTTTGACTGCATTGAATTTAGATCCTGAATCTGTAGCTTTTGAACTTGGCGTTGCTAAGTCAACTGTTAACCGCTGGTTAAATGATTCTGAATTTAGAGCAAAAGTTGATGCGGGGTTTGATAGATTATCAATAAATGATAATAAAGTTAGGTCGTTTAATAGCACAATTGTTAGCAACGGGTTATACGACGAAATCCATCACAGGATGGCTGATGGAGAGAGTCTGAAAGAAGTGAGCTTACCTGCTTTGATTAAAATGTTGAAAGATATAAATTATGAAGTTAGGCTAGATTCAGGTGATCCTACTAGCAATGATAAAAAGACAATTAGTATAGAAGATTTGGTTAATAGACACGAAAATTCTGTTTCTGCAAAATATGTTAAAAAATTACAGTTGATTGAAATGCCGTCAGAAGATAGCAGATTTTCTAATGGAAGTTTGATTTCTGCTGGTAAAAAAGTTGAAATGGAAGACGCAGACATTGATGAAAATTAAAAATGTGTTATTTTAGCTATAGCATTTAACACCACCACCACGTAGGAGAAAAAAATGACGAATAAAAAGAAGAAGACGGAAGCCGAAGAACTTCAAAATGAAGCTCAAAAGACTGAAGTCGATGAAGTGGAAAAAAAATGGTATTCTGGCAAAAAGGACAAAAGTAAAGCGATGGTAGAAGAAAAACAAATTCCAGTCGAAGAAGAAAAAGTTTTGGTTGAAGAACCAGTTGTTTTAGAAGAGAGAAATTCTCAAACGATTGAAGAATCTGAGCAAAAACATAAAAGTATTAGTGTTTTAGCAAAAACTAATCCGACTCAGTATTGGAAATATCGTGATGTTGTCGAACAACGTCCTTCTGGAGCGCGTAAATATTTTCGTTCAAAATAAAAAAAAGTAATAGATGACATTTATAAAATCAATAACATTGCGTCCTCGACCTCATTTTTTGAGGTTGAGTGTGCGCCCTTTGAAATGTGTTTTTAGACCAAGAGAAACAATTGTTCTACGACCACAGTTAAAAGAGTTCAAACATACCCGGCCACCTTCTTATAGGCCAATTGTAAAAAAACAAATGGAACCAGCCGATTGGGATGAAAATTGGCTAGAGTGGGCCTCTACTGTGCCTGGCTTTGTGGATGCGTTCACAAAAGATATGGAGGGTAAAGTCAGCGGCATGTATGACTATCAAGTCGAACACATGCTTGATAAATCTTCTTTTAGACATAGAGACAAATCCAGACAGGTTGGATATAGTTATGTGTTTTCTGCTGAATCGCTTGCAAAAGTTCATCTAAAAACATATCAGACTTCAATTTTTATTTCGATGAATCAAGATGAAGCCAATGAAAAGATCCGTTATGCTGAAAGTTTGTATGACGCAATACCAACAGAATTTAAAAAAGCTTTGGTGGTGCGTAACAAACAAAGCCTTGAATTTCAGTCTGGGAAAACTACAAATCGTATTTTGAGTTTTCCACAGCGTCAGCCACGTGGTAAGGGTCTGAACACTGACGTTTACTTGGATGAATTTGCTCATATGCGTGATGCACAGGCGATTTATACAGCCTCTACACCTGTTATCACTCGTGGCTCTGGTGTATTGACTGTTGGTTCGACTCCACTTGGAAAATCTAGTTTACATTATAAGATTGGCAGCGAAAAAGAAAACTTTGCAATGTTTTCTAGAATGAATGTCCCTTGGTGGTGGTGTCCAGATTTTTTGCGTTCGGATGTAGATGTTAATGAAGCTAGAAAATTAGCTCCGAACATGAGTACTGACGACCGCGTGATGATGTTCGGGAACACAAAACTTTATGCGATTTATAAGAGCAATCCTAAATTAGAATTCAAGCAAGAATATGAAATTTATTACATTGATTCTTCTATTAGTTATTTTTCATTAGATTTAATAAGATCATGTGTTTACAGCGATATTGACGGAAATGAATTAGAAGATAATATTGATCCTTCAGAGATTCCAGAATCGTGGAAGCCATATACTGATAAAACAGGAAAAGAAATTGTTCCTGACACAATAATGGGTAGATATGATAAAGACAAAAAGAGAAAAGTAATTTGGAAGGGCTTTGTCGAAGACCTTTACTTTTTTGATGAAGAAGATTTTAAATTAAGAATAAATGATCTTGTTTCTTTGGTTAGAATGGATATCGCTGTTCGTGGTTGGGGAAGACATTTATTTTTTGGATATGATGTTGGCCGGGTAAATGATAGTGCTGAACTTTCACTTTTTGAAGAAATAGAGTTCGGAGACTTCAACCTTCATGTGGAGAGAATGTGTCTCGGACTTTATGATATTCCATTTTACCTTCAAGAATACGCCATAAATAAAATTCTTTCTTCTATTTCGGTTGAAGGCGGAATGGTTGACGCTACCGGAATGGGGAGTCAATTGGGAGAAAATATTGCGAGAATACATTCTCAAATTATTCCTGTGAAGTTTACCCCAGAAAGGAAGGGTTTATGGGCCAGGAGATTCAAGCAGAGGCTTGAGGATAGAACAATAGGGTTAATAGACGATAAGCGTTCTATAACGCAGATTCACAGCATTAGACGTAAAATAAGCGAATATTCAAACGTGAAATATGAAGCCGAACAAAACACTGAGCATCATGGAGATAAGTTTTGGTCAAAGGCTCTTGCTTCTGCCTCTGGAAACTTTTATGAAAAGAATTTGTCGAATGATGTTGACTATAAGGCAGATGATGAGCGTATAATATCCCAGCAGAATTTGTCTCAGATAACGCATGGGTCAAATAAATATGGTAGAATTGAGCCAAGTTCGTTTTCAGTAAAAGAGTCTGATTTGGTTAGGTTTGTTAGAGGCAATAGCGGAGCGTTTAATTCTGGTTCTATGATGAGTGAATTTTTTGATTTCAAATATAGAGGTTAAAGTGGGAAAGAAAAAAAATTCTGATATTGCAAAACAAATTTTGCAGATTTTTAGAGAAGACGAAGAAATACATGCGGAAATGTCTGAAGTTTTTGCAGAATTAGAAGATCCTTCTGATGAATCTCCTTCGTTTGCTAATTCTAAACTTCGCCAAACTGATATATTTTTTGCTAATTTAAGCAACAGTATCGGAACTTATAATTCGGATCGCATTCCTGTTTCGACTTATGACAAAATGTTGCTGGATCCAGATATAGCTCTTGGAAGATCATTTGTAGTTTTACCAATATTGGCGCAAAACTTTCGCATTGATTCGACTGACACAGATAAGGCTCTTGTCGTTCAATCTCTTGTTAAGAAAATTTATCGTGAGCTTATGCGCAATATGCTTACTTCATATGATTATGGTTTTTCAGTTGGAGAAAAGATTTTTGAAAAACTTCCGAATTATAAACTTACAGTAAAAGATGAATCTGGAAATGAAAGAGTTATTCGAGAAGGTTATACTGTTGGAATTAAAAAAGTAAAATATGTCAAACCGAGTAGCGTATCCATCGTTAGAGATAAAAAAACAGAAGAAATTAAATATGTTAAACAAGAAAATTATTATGCGAAGAAGCAACCAAAAGTCAAATATGACAAAGTTGTTTGGTTCGCAATGGATGAAAAGTTTGGAAATGTTTTTGGTATTAGTCGATTAAAACCTGCGTATCAGCCGTGGTATTGGTATCAAATAATTATCCAGTTTATGCTCAGGTACTTGGATAGAACAGGAAGTCCAACCGCTGTAGCGCGTGCTCCAAGAGGAACCACTGTTACTAAGGATAAATTGAAGGTTGATAATATGGACGTTGGTCTGGCTGTGGCCAACGCAGTGTCAAGCAACTCTTCAATTGTATTGTCCAGCGACCTGTATGCTGAATCGCGTGAAAAGAAGTGGGATGTAAAGTTTCTGGAAGATACTAAGCGCGGGGATATGTTCTTAGAAGCGTTAAGATTTTTGTCTGTGAATAAAATGCGAGCTATGCTGATTCCAGATAAAGTTGGAGTTTCAGAAGGTTCAAACACTAATGCAACTGGTGTGAATAATACTGATATTCACCTTTTGTCGGAAGAAGCTCTAGTTCAACAAGTTGAAGATGTTTTAAATAAATCAGTTGTTAATGACTTGATCAAATACAATTGGCCTCCAGAAGAACGTTTTCACGCTCAAATAAAAATTGAGCGACTTAACCATGGTAAACGTAATCTTTTGCGTGATACATTGTTAAGAATGTTGATGTTTGCTGGCGGTGTAAGTGATACAGACAAGCCGAAAACAATGCCTTCAATTAAAGATATGTGTGAATTTTTGGAAATACCTTATGAGGAATATGATGCTATTTTTACTCCAGAAGAAGATGGTTCAGAAAAAACTGATATAATGAAGCCGACAGAGAAGGCGGATGCTAAAGATGATAGCAATGAAAAATCCGTTAAAGAAAAAAAACGCACGCAAGAAGAAATAAATAACAGAAAACGTTACTTTGAAAAAGGAATGGAAGAGGTTTCAAATGAAGTTTAAAGAAATGAAAAAAGCCATCATGTCGAGAAAAACTTTTGGTTTTAAGCTCGCTGAAGATGAAAAAAATAAATTAGCAGATAGTATAGTTAATGTTATTTCAAACAATCAAGATTCTTCTGAAGAAGACTTAACTGATATGATTTCATCACTACCAGACGATATTAACATTTATGTTGACGATGGTGGCTTTATTCGATTTACTTCTATTGACCTTGAAGAATTGGCTAAAATTGAAAAAGAAGCAGATCCAGAGAAAGATAATTCAGCAGAAAAAGAAGTTGAAAAATTTTCGGAAGATTCTGAAGGAAATAAATTTGCTTGCAGTCTTGAAGATGGTGGTTGCTTCGAAAATAACTCTCCGAAAGTGTATTCTCTTTCTGACAAGAAAGAAGCTGGCTTTTATAGTTTGGCCCAAGCAGATTCAAAAGTAGATAAAACAGGCAGAACAAAAATAGAGGTTTTAAGACAAGGAAATTTTGATCATTACTGGTATGGCGAAATCGTTTTTAATAGAGACTATTTTTTGTCTGTAATGGCGAATTTCATTAATGGTTCTGTTGCTCGTGAAATTTCTTTCGATTTTCAACATCAACCTGAATATGGTGCTGCTGCATGGGTTAAAAAGTTTGGCATTGAAGCGCGTCGTTTTAGTGATGGGATTGCTCGATGGGTGTTGACCTCCGATATAGAATATACAAAGATGGGTTTGGAATCAGTTCAGGAAAAGAGATTCAAGTATTTTTCAGTTGAAGTGAGAGATGCTTTTACTGATAAGGAAACAAATTTTTTGCATGGTCCTACTGCAATGGGTGGTGGACTTACTAATAGACCGTACATTCCGGGGATGAAAGTTGTTACTACGCCTGGTTCTACTGAAGGAGGGTCCGCCAACAGTAGTTCTAAAAATAGTGATAAATATTCTGAACCAAAAACAAAGCCCGCTTCGGAAGATAGCGGCGAAGGAGTCGGAAAGATGAAGAAACTTGAAGAAAAGATCGCGGATCTTCAGGCAAAATTCGACGCTATTGAGGATAAAAAATCCGAAGCGGCGCAGCTCTATGGAGAGCAGATTGATGCCTTGAAGGATGCTCAGAAAATGTTTTCTGAAGTAAACGCTCAAACTGAAGCTGAAATTGCTGAGAAGTTTAACGAACAAGCTAAGAAGCTCAGTGAGCAAGATCAGAAAATGCAGGAAATGGCCAAGGTTAATGAAAAACTTTTGGCTGAAGCTGATGAAGCTCGCGAAGAGCGGCGTAAGTCAGATGTTGAGCTTTATTGTAAAACTCTTGCTGAACAAAATCACACTCCAGCCGTTGTCGAAGTTGTCAAGAAACATTTGACCGCTAATCATGTCATTGAACTTTATAAGTTCTCTGAAGAGGGCGCTGCTGACAAGTCAATTGCTTTGAAAGATGTGATTGATGAAATTCTATCCGCTATTCCAAAAGAGGGAAAAATTGATTTAGGTGAGAACCTGAAACATGATGCGACTAAGAATCCTGAAAAAACCGAAAAAGACGAGAAAATTGTTTTGTCTGACGGCGAAGAGATTGACTTGATGGATGAAGATCGCATTAAGAAGAATCTGGCTAAAGTTGGCGTTAAAACCAAGTAAGCTATTTATGTAAAGACGATTTTTTGTCTTAAACAAGGAGAGTCAAAATGACTGCTAGTAATCAATATGGTTATGTTGAATTTGACGGCGTAGGGATGAGCGAAGAAATCCTGGCCAGTTCTCATGACCTTGAAAAAATCTCAATCACCATTGGCCCAGGCGCGACTGATCCGTCTAACACCAATGGCACTGAAATCCTTCGTCGTGGTCTGCTTATGTATGTACCTGCTGGAGCAGATTATTACAAAGAGTTGGACGTTGTTCCTCCCACCCCAGCGGAAATTGAAACTATTATCGTTCTAGGCGCTGAAGTCGTTATGAACGCTGGTGGTGCTGCGGCCAATGAAACTGCCGTTGCTATGGCTTATTTCACAGCCACTTTCAAGAAAGAAAAAATCTTTGATTCCACTGGTTTCCAAACCAATACGCATTGGGCCGACCTTAAAATCGGTACTACTGTCACTGGTTCTGGAGCATTGGTTTCACGACTTCGTGAACGTACCAACGTTTAATAATTTTTGTGTTTCCTGACTTTAATTAGTTTAGGTAAAGGAGAGAAAAATGGACGGATTTAAAAATCACAAGCTGCTACAACCAGCCTATGTGAACAAAGTTGTGGACGCTATTGTTCCCGACACTTCTAGTTATGATTTGGTTAGTGATGTTCCTTTGGTGAACACCGACCAAGAAACCATTACAGTTGACGAACAATATGCCATGAGTGGAATGACTCAGGCCGTTTCGCTTGGTGCTGAATCGCCCACAGTAGAATATGGTTCTCGCAGCCAGTTCTCTTTCCGCCCTGCATTCTTCCGCGAGAAGATTATGCTGAGCGAAAGCGATATGCGTGTCATGCGTAAGATGGGTACTGCTAGTGAAGTCGAAACTGCTGAACAGAAAATCACTGAACGTTTGAGTGGTCTGCGATTCCGTCTTGAGACACGTCTTGAGTGGTCTAAATGGCAGATGATGATGGGTCATTTAAATGTGACTCAAGATAACGTTACTATTGACGTTGATTATGGCATTCCCGCTGAGTTCACTCCCGCTCTAGTCGGCCCCGCGACTTGGGATTTAGCAACGAGCGATCCTCTTGCTGATATGCAGAATTGGCTCTATCAGTTCCGTGATGAGGGTACTGAACCTAAGTATTTTGAGTTCAATATGGCAATTGAAAAGTTGCTGTTGCAAAACGACAAAATTCGAACCCTTCATGAATCACAGTTTACTGGAACTGGCTCACGTGCAGCTATGATGAATCGTGAAGCTCTTGGAAACATTCTGTCCACTTTCGGTGGTCTTCCTTATCGTGTTTTTGATAAGGGTTATATGTTTGACATGAAGATGAAGACTCCAATTCTTGGTGGTGTCACTGTTACTGTGACCTTGGCTGAAAATGATGGTCTTGCTGTTGGTGATGAAGTTGTTTTGATTCACGCTCGTGGTCAACGTGTGGCGCGTGAAAAGGCGACCATTTTGAATGTCGTCGGTCGCACCATCACATTTACCGCTGCTCCTCTGGAAAGTTATCCAGAAGGTTCGCGCGTCATTATTAAACGTCGATTTATCCCTGACAATCGTTTCGTCATTCGTGGTGAACTTCCTTCAAACGTCATTGGCGGTCCAAATATCGCTGAGTTTGTTAGCACTCCTAGCGCTTATGGCCCTGGTGGTATGATGAATCCGACACCTGGAATTTTCAGTAAGGTAATTATTGATGATGATGGTGATCCGCCCAAGATTCAACTTATCGAAGGTGTTTATGGACTTCCCATTCTGTACTTCCCCACGGGAAATATGGTTGCGAAAGTAACTGCGTAGTAGACACGCAAGCTTTTTTGGGTTTATAATGGCCCGGTTCCGGTTAATCTGGGCCGGGCCATTTTTATAAAAAGGAGAAGAGATGAAAAAGTTAGAAGATTTTACAGTTTCGGTTAATTTGCATGGTTGGCAAACAAAAGTAGATGGGAAACTAAA